CACAGGTTTGATTTTCTTTATCCCAAGTCCCACCTCTTTCAGTACAGGCTTTCTTGAGCATTTTAAGAACATCTTCACTATATGTATAGCCACCCAACCGATCTGCCCCAGCAGATTCAGATGTATCAGGGGGTGTATATTCTAAGCCTTTTAAACCACCTTTATAAAGGTCGGCTAGAAAACTTTCCCAATCAAAACCGTTTGGCATTTATTTATCCTATTTTATAAAGAACTTCTATCATTAGCGTACAGAACTTTTTCCAGGAACCCAATCACCTTGAAATAAATTGGAAAGTCGAATGTCTTTACTCTGATCATATCCTTTCCAAGATTCCCACATCTCTGGTTTAAAGAAATCTCCAAGCTCACCTTCTCCAAAAAGTTTATATTTATTATAAGAAGACACAGCCTGAGGATTGGTAGCAAAAACTGTTAAAGCAGTATTCATCATATCTGTAAAAGCATTTGTCCATTGAGCTTGATTCATTTGCATTTGACTTCTTTTTATATAGGCATTCATATCGCTAATTTGCTTATTTAATTGAGCTTTCTTAGACATATGAAATTTTACAGGAACATCATACTCTGGTACTTGCCCTGCAGGTGCTCTTTTTTCAAAAGGGCTTTTAAATTGAAGCATTCTTCCAGGAACAAAAGCATATTTCTCTCCAAATTCGCTTCCTGCAATACTACCTATTCCTGCACCAGCAACAGTACCTACGGCTGCCCCAACTGGCCCAAATGTAGATCCAATACTAGCACCTGCCTTTGCGCCTCCGATAGCACCAGTAGTTCTTCCTCTGCCCATTCTAGTTGCTCTTCTTCCTTCTCTTACGTCTAACTCTCCCATTCTCTCTTGTGCCGCTTCACCTCCAGCATAAATGTTCTCTAAGTCTTCATAGGCTGCACCTGTAACTCTTGCTCTTCCTATATCTTGCCCTCTACCTGCTCTTCCTCGAACACGTCCTAAAAGGCTTGCAAAATTTCCTGCTCCATTAGGCATAATTAATCTCCTTTAATCTAAATTATCCCAAGTATTATTATTTTCTTCAATGGGAATAAAATCTGAATAATAAAGTTTCGCACCGAGCCTGATATATAATCTAAGATTCTTCCCAGGAATCCTAGAATACATTCTATCTCCATCAGCCATCTCACCTAACGAAGGCGGCTTATCAGAAATAGCAATCGGTGACTGCGAAACATTTCTTAATTTTCTTTCTATGTTCTCCACTAGCTAACTCTTTTGTATATAGGTCTGTATTCAACAGACAAATCATTTATTTGTATGCCATCTGTAACGCCTGTAGCAGTCGAAGGGTTGGTTACCTTAAATCTAATGCTCTGACATTCTATAGGCGTACTAACCGTAGCTCTTAACTTCTGCCATCCTGATCCTGATGCAAAATTACCTGTTAGCTGACTTGAAAAACTGGTGCTACCATCAGTAGCATAATAGATTGGTTGAGTTTGATTGGTATCGCTTTTGTAGGTTAAAGTCAAACCATAAACCTTCTTCTTCCTGCCAGGGTCTCCAAAATCTATATCTCTAGTTGTGAATTTAAATTCATCTTCACCTATGGATCTCATCGTATCAGACCATTCTTTTATATTATAACCATCTGTGGTAGCATTCCAGGTATTGTTTGCACCATCCCAATCGGCTGCTGTAGCCCACTCTAGATCGCCAAAATATTTTGTCTGATATACGGTTGTCATATTTCCATTCCAATCTACAACCATATTACTTCTATTATAATCATCGTCAAAGGCAGACTTACCGCTAACAAAAGACTGAACTCTAAAATCGTAAACATATACATCGCCAAGGTTGGCGAAGGCATCTTTCAATACAACCAAATAGTATCTTCTCGGATTATATCCTATTAAACTATCTTCAGTTACAAATGATTGCCAATCTGATTCTTTAATCTTATTGAATAAAAGATTTGTTATATTCTGACCATCATACATATAGAGTCCAAAATCATTAATCCAACATATTCCAAATTCTGTCTTAACAGATGCATATGGATGCAATATCCCTGCGAAGTCTTTAATGTTCTCTACATACCAGCTTGCAGGGGATGGTGATGCTATATTTATAACATATAACTTTCTATTCTTAAAAGCCAACAACCTATCTGAAAACTCTTCCAACTTTACAAATTCTTCAGCATCACCCTTGACCACGTCAATAAAGAAACTTGTTGGAAAGGTATCAAATTTCCCGATAGGAGTATACATAATCCTATCTCTCATTCGCATAGCTATACCATCTTTATTGAAAGTTTTAACATTGGCAACATAACATCTTCTATTAGCTATGACGGCTGTCTTATATCCTTCTCCATTTCCCGATATAGATATCTTCTTCTCATCAGGGCTAAAGCCATTTAATATTTCATATGTTTCTATATTAGGAGATAGAATATCCATACTTATAACTTTTGCGTCTGTGCTTGCACTAGCTCCATCAACCCAACTATTATAATCTCCAGATATCCTCATTCTAGCCCCATCTTTTAAACTTATATCAGTAAACAAAGCCCATGGGTCATCAGTGCCATTTTTTCTCACATAAATTCTAGCCCCTGATATTCTAGGATCGAAAGGGGATACCGCCCTTAATTCTACAGTAAGCTTACAACTAGCAACTTCTTTAACAACGTTGCCACCAGTTGTCTCTGCCGGATCTGCCGATATCCCATCAACTCCAAAAGTATTTGCATTGAGTCTGGTAACGGTTCCAGTCATTCCATTAATTTCTGTCATTTCGTTGAAATTAGATAGATTAACAATATCTCCAGTAGAAAGACCGTGACTTGTTTTGGTGAAAACAGTTGGATCGGCGGCTGTTGCTGTCACACCAGTTAAAGATATTAAACCAGGAGTATGAGTATGATTGGAAGACGGTTCATACAATAAAGATTCCTGATTATCATCATAAATAAAAGAGGCGGCAAATTGATAAGCAACAGTTTCAAATGTTCCTGTACCAGCATTACCATCTGTTATTTTAATTCTAAAACCATCACCAGCCGTAGGATAAGTACTTCCAGTTTCTACTATCATTTCCTCAGGAGCGGCCAATCCATTGGTTTTACTATACCAATCATCATAACTGTCAGCAGTAGTAGTCCCACTAAAATGTGCTCTTTTAATATATCCGTACCAATAAGGTTGAACAGCGGCTCCAAATGAAGCATCTGCAACCCTCAAAGCCTCGTCAGCAAAATAGAATACGCTTAAAGGAAGTCTATGTATTGTAACGGTTCCTGCCTCACTAGCTTCAACTGTGAATGGCGTTCCCTGTGCTGTAATAGTCCCAGCCGTCACCTTTGCAACCCTTACAGCATTTAAATTATTTTCTGTCGTACTTGAGCATCCGGTAATACCTATAATATCACCCTTTTGAAAACCAGCACTTACAAATCCATTCGCACTATCTGTTATTGTTGATGTTGTAGGAAAATCTATCTGACCTCCACCACCAGCCACATCTGTAGTAATAGACCCTAAACTAAATACATCGGCAGTAAATGAATCTCCCGTCTTGTCATACAAATCTACATTTGCAGTCTTAGAATCCATAACCGCTAACCAGTTCTCACCAGTATCTAATGCAGATGAACCAGCTTCATGATCTGATTCAAATATAAATGCACCGTATCCAGGAGTAATATGTCCTGCTACCAAACCTGAACCAACATCTGTATGTGCTGTATCTCCACCTAAAGGACGAACAGATTTTCTTTGATCCATTACAATGTTTTCAGCTTCGGATATTTCATTCTCAGCTAGATCCCTTGGATCCATAGCAGAGTTCAATCCACCTGAAAAATCATTTAATGTATAAAATCCTTTAGGCATGAAGTGCTCTCCTAAACCAGCCGTAATAATACTTTTCTAACTTAGGTCTTGTCATAGCTAATCTAGAATATTCCATAATTCTATAAGCTCTCAATCTATCAGACTCTAATTTTCTTGCCGCCTTTATAGTATTAGGGCCTATCTTACCATCTACCTCTATCTTATCTTTATTCTTTCCATTACAAGCACGTTGTAGTATTTTAACAGATTTTGCTATACCTTGATTTACAACCATATCAAAATACTGACCTTGTAATTTATCAGGTAATCGTTCAACTTTTGCTGGTAACCAATATTCATCTTTATATATTTCTACAGCATCATCTAATGTAAGATTTTTTATATCAACTTTAGGATATGCTTTTTTTGAAATACCATATTTAGTTTCGCCACCAGGATCATCAGGATCATTTACATATCCACCTTCACGGCCAATTACTTTTGTTATCTCTTGATAAAATGGCATTAAAAATCAATTCCAAATTGTTGTTTGAAATACATTTCAAGAAGTGGTTCAATCCATTTATGTGAGAATCCTTCAACTTTTGTAGGATCATCATAAGGCCCATAACCAAATTCTTCTGATTTTGATTGTTCAATAGTATCCATAAGATCCTGAGTTTTACTAGGCTGAACTTTTCCAGACATAATTTGATTTATATCTTCTGATGATGGTTGTTCACCTTTCATCCACATCTCACCTAAATATCTTTCTAAAATTGCATGAGATGATTCAGCCATAACATTTCTTAAATGATACGGAAATTGTTTTTCCCATTTACCACCTTCTATTCCAGTGCTATATCTTATTGTATCTGGGTCTGTCTCCTCGCCACTAAAAAAGATAGCTTGAGGAGCGCCGAATGATGCTTCGACACCACTTCTCTCTGTCATCCAATCTCTCATTTTTTGTGGATGAGTAAAATATTCAATCATAGGATCTCCAAGAATTTTCAATAATTCTAAAAGAGCATCACGCCCTTCAGGAGTTATATCTGTTAATTCGGATAAATACTGTAAATAATCTTCCGAACTAGTAAATTGCTTTGGATTGCCATTCATTTTTTCTTCATTACTTTCACGCCCATCAAAACTTTCTTCATAGACGCCCAAATTAAGTCGTCCATCTTGCTCGGCGACATGGCGACGATTTTGTCCA